AGGGTGACAGCATGACACCTCTCACTGATGCTTTTGGTACAGGTAACGTATTTACTTCAGGTCCACAAACGCCTAGTGCAACTACAGGATTGGGTTCAAGCCCTAATGCAATGGCTAGAGCAGCAGCTTCTATGTACGGTAAAACACAGGATACGGAAACTGGTGGTGGTACATTTACTTCCGCTTACAAACCAACAACTACAACTCCTGATGTATACACACCGACAGCGAGTGAAACACAGCGTGAAAAGGTTAAACGTGAGAACACCAAAGCTATCATTAAAGCTATGAATGAAGGTAAGCCTGAGTCTCAAATTAACGCTATGAAATCTGCAGCAGCTAAATCTGAGGACTACTTTGCTAACAAAGAAGCATCTAATGCTGTTGCACAAAAGAAAGCACAAACAAGTGCATCAACAGGCGGCGGTGGCTCTAGCTATAGCGGTGGCTACGGTTCAGGAGATCTACCAAAAACAGCTGCCCCTGTTAAGAAAGAGTCTATTGAACAAAAGATAGCACGTGGCGGTGGCTTTAGCAAAGGCGGCTTAGCGTCAAAGAAAAAGAAGAAGTAACCTAAACCAAACATAAGGCTACCCAGCCCTCACGGGCTGGCCCCAACATAAAGGAAAAGCAATGATTGCTGAACAACAAACTATTGAGACTAAGATTATCCAAACAGAATCTGCATCACACCAGCGTAACGCAAATCGTGTTAAGCGTGATGAGGAAGAATTAGAACGGCTCATGCGCCAAGCACGAGGTGAAACAGATGAAAGTTCAGAAGATACTGAGGGTGAACCCAGTAGCGAAGAGTCTGTCGAACCCGAAGTTCAGGCAGAGAGTGATACCGAACAAAAAGAAGAACGTAAAGCCGAAGCACAAGAAGATGACGCAGAGCTAAGCCCTGAAGAGAAAAACTTCAAGAAGCGCTACGGTGATCTACGTCGCCATATGCAAGATAAAGAAAAAGAGTTTGCTGATAAGCTTGCTAAGCTAGAGAAGCAACTTGATGCCGCAACAAAGAACGAGCTTGTACTACCTAAGTCTAACGAAGAGATTGAAGCTTGGGCTAAGCAGCACCCAGATGTAGCAGGTATCGTTGAAGCTATTGCAGCACAGAAAGCAGAAGAACGTGCAGCATCACTAGATGAACGATTAAAAGAGATTGAGTCTTTACGTACAACAGCTAAGCGTGAAAAGGCAGAGGCTGAGCTTATCAAGTATCACCCTGACTTTGAACAGATCCGTGAAGATGATGCATTCCACGATTGGGCTTCTGATCAACCTAAGTGGGTACAGGATGCTCTCTACGAGAATAGTGATGACGCTAAGTCTGTAGCCCGTGTGATTGACCTTTATAAGACTGATAAGGGTATCACTACCAAAAAGAATAATAGCGCTGATAAAGATGCTGCATCCTCTGTTAAGTCACGCCGTGCTGCTGCACCAGAGGCAGACGAGAGTGCAGGATACTTTACGGAATCACAAGTAGCTAAGATGTCTATCAAAGAATATGAGAAGAACATGGAAGCTATTATTGACTCACAAAGAAAAGGCAAATTTATTTACGATTTGTCAAAGAAATAGTTGACAAAGTATAAAACTTAAGTACAACTATAGCATATACACATACATTAGTGTGTATGCTTTTCACTAAGCACTAGCCACAAATAAAGAACTACCTCTTAGTATAGGCCCAGCGCATTTAAGAACGGCCATTCTGTTAATGCATTTGCTGACTACCCTAGTACGACGAGCCTCTTTCATGTGGATATGTAGTGTCTAATCTCACGCCATATCTATGAAAGGAAATCAACTATGGCTATTACTTCCGCATCGGGTGGCTTCGGTTCTGGCTCAATGCCAGCAACATGGTCCCCAGTAATCTACTCCAAACAGGCGCAGATTGCACTTCGCAAATCAGCTGTCACAAACGCAATCACCAACAACTCTTACTTCGGTGAGATTGCAAACCAAGGCGACGTTGTACGCATTCAAAAAGAGCCAGACGTAACAGTCAACGCTCTGCAACGCCACACTGGTATTTCTGTACAGCAACTAGCAAACGAAGACTTCTCGTTGGTCATCGACAAAGCTAACTACTTTGCATTCAAGATGGACGACATCGAAGATCAGTTTGCAAACGTTGACTATGCAGCATTGGCAGCAAACCGTGCAGCCTATAAAATGGCTGACGCAATGGACGCAGACGTTCTGTCTTACTTGTCTGGTTACACCTCTGCAGGTGCTGCAATCACTTCAACTTCTGGTGACGCACAGCACGACACAGCTGGTAACCTAACAGGTGAATGGCTGACTGCAAACCACTTGGACGCAACAGACTTCGGTTCGTTGACAATCTCTGGTTCAGCTTCTGCTGGTGACTCTATTCCACTAGCACCACGTCTTCCAGGCGCAACAGCGTTCTCAGCAACAACTGTTTCTCCTCTATCTGTCGTAGCACGTATGGCACGTAAGATGGATACAGCAAATGTTGAATCGCGTGGACGTTGGTTGGTTGTTGACCCAGTATTCGTTGAGATGCTGAAAGACGAAGATTCACGTTTGTTGAACGCTGACTTCGGTGGTTCTGGCTTGCAAAACGGCTTGGTACTGAACAACTTGCACGGCTTCCGTGTATACGTTTCAAACAACTTGCCAGCAGCAGGTACAGGCGCAGGTACTTCAGGTACAACTGCACAGTCTACAAACTACGGCGTTATCGTCGCAGGTCAAGACGAAGCGGTTGCATCAGCGGAGCAAATCAACAAAGTTGAGAACTACCGTGACCCTGACTCCTTCGCAGACATTGTTCGTGGTATGCACCTGTATGGTCGCAAGATCCTTCGTCCAGAAGCTCTTGTCTCTGCAGTATACAACGCAGCTTAATAGTATTACTTTGGGGCTGGCATTAGCTGGCCCCATTGTGCTTATACAAAAGGACATTCCCAATGGCAATCACTACGGCAATGTGTAACAGCTTCAAGCAAGAGCTTCTTGGGGGTGTTCACGATCTTGATACCGATACTTTGAAAGTGGCTTTGATTAAGTCATCTCCAGCAGGAACCTACGGTGCTGCTACAACTAACTACTCTGACATCACAGGTAACTCTGATGAAGCAGTAGGTACAAACTACACTACAGGTGGCCAAGCTTTAGATAGCCCAGTCATTTCACTATCAGGTGGTACAGCATTCGTTGACTTCGCAGATGAAGTATTCTCTAATGCTACTGTATCTGCTGACGGTGCTATCATTTATAATGCGTCACAAGGCAATGCAGCTATTGCAGTCTTTGACTTTGGTGGTACAGTTACATCTACATCTGGTGACTTTACTATCGTATTCCCAACAGCAGATGCGTCTAACGCAGTTATTCGTATTTCTTAATACTAGGTTTGCACAATGGCATTAGTAATTAAAGATCGTATCAAAGAGACAACTACTACTACTGGTACTGGTGATATGTCTCTTGGTGGTGCAGATGCTACCTTTGATACGTTTAGCTCATGTATGTCAAATAGTGACACTACATATTACGCCATTGTGCATACTACTTACAATACAGATGAGTGGGAAGTAGGACTAGGTACGTATAACTCTTCCACTAACGCATTAGCACGTACCACAGTTTTAGCTGGATCTAACGGCACATCAGCAGTTAACTTCTCAGCAGGTGATAAGAATATCTTTATTACCTTTCCTGCAGATGCTACAGCAGGTAGAGCTATATTAGGTCTAGGTACTGCAGCTACGGCTGACACAACTAACTTTGTAGCTGTTACTGGCGATACCATGACTGGTAACTTGTCCTTCGGCGACAACAATAAAGCCGTCTTTGGTGCTGGTTCTGATCTGCAGATTTGGCATGATGGTAATAACTCTGTTATCAGAGATACAGGTACTGGGGAGCTAATTGTAAATACCAATGCTTTCCAGTTAGCGAATGCAACTAACACAGAAACCATGCTGAGAGCTGTAGAGGATGGCGCAGTATCCCTATACTACGATAGCTCCACTAAACTCGCCACCACCGCCACTGGGGTAGACATTACGGGTACTTTGTCCAGCGATGGACTGACTGTGGATGGTATTATATACATAGATAGGGCCGTTGGCTATGGCGGCATTGAAATTGGTGGCCCCGATGGAGCATATATTGA